GAGAATCCCGTCGTCAAGGAATGCCTCAGAATCCTGCTCTGCGTGGCGCGCGGGGAGCCTGGTTACATCGGCCGTCATTGCGGCGAGCGCCTTCGTGCTGTCAATCGGCTGCTGGACCAGCTCGCAGGCCGCCCACGAGAGGCCCCGCCCGCAATGACCGAGCACTCAGACGTGGATCGCTACCTCGCCGACCTGGTCTCCGACGATGAAGATTGAACGGCTCAGCGGGAAGCAGCGGGCCTCGGTGCTCGGGTCAGACGCCCGGATCAACATCTGGCACGGGTCTGTCCGGGCGTCCAAGACCGTGTGCACGTACGTCCGATGGTTGCAGTATTTGAGGAATGGGCCCCGGGGCGACCTGCTGATGGCCGGGAAGACCGAACGGACGCTCGCCCGGAACATCCTCAACCCCCTCCAGGAGATCCTGGGGCCCTCTCGTATGCACATCTCGCAGGGCACGGGGGAGGCTCGGATCCTCGGCCGACGGTGCTACCTCGCCAGCGCGAACGACGAGCGGGCCGAGGCCAAGATCCGCGGCGGGACGTTCGCCGGCGCCTACGGGGACGAGCTCACGCTCTGGCCCGAGTCCTTCTGGCAGATGCTGCTCTCCCGGCTGTCGGTGCGTGGGGCCAAGCTGTTCGGGACCACCAACGCCGACGGGCCGCGGCACTGGCTGAAGGTCAACATGATCGATCGGGAGAAGGACCTGGACCTGAAGGCGTTCCACTTCAACATCGACGACAACCCCTTCCTCGATGCGGACTACGTCGCCTCGCTCAAGAAGGAATACACCGGCCTGTGGCACCGCCGATTCATCAAGGGCGAGTGGTGCCTGGCCGAAGGGGTGATCTGGGATGCCTTCGACCTCGATGGCCACTGCTTCAAGTGGGGCCAGCCCGAGATGGTCAAGTACATCGTCGGCATCGACTACGGCACCAGCAACCCGCTTGTTGCACTGCTGATCGGGGTCGACGCCGAAGGCCGGTTCTGGGCCGTCGATGAGTGGCGCTGGGATTCCAAGGCGCGATCGAGACAGATGACCGACGCGCAGTACTCCGCGGCGCTCGGCGAGTGGATCAAGGCGCACGGCGTGACGCCCACGGTCTTCTGGGTCGACCCGTCCGCAGCGTCGTTCATCCTCCAGCTGCGCCAGGATCACCCGTGGACCGTGCTGGACGCCGAGAACGACGTGTATGACGGGCTGCGTGTGACCGGGACGGCGATCGCCGGGGACCGGATACGGTTCGCCACGGCCTGCCAGGAGACCATCGACGAGATCCTGGCCTACTCGTGGGATGTGAAGGCCGGCGAGCGGGGCGAGGACAAGCCGGTGAAGCAGAACGACCACGGCCCGGATGCGCTCCGATACGCGGTGTACTCGCAGTCGATCCACGATGACAGCGACCTGAGCGGGTATGGGTGGGTGGCGTGATGGCGGACGATGATTTTGTATCGCAGTACAGGTGGCACACGCCGCTTCGCCGCGAGTACGAGAAACCGATGATGGTGCCGTTCCATCCTACGCAGGCCCTGCGCAATGACCCGGCGGCGTTGGTGCAGGCCGTTGGCGTCATCCTGTCGATGGCGAGAAAGATGGCGCGATGAATGCTGCGATCGAGCCGCTGGAGCGGGCTTTCGCCGCGGGCCTCGGGTGGCTCGGCTTCCTCGCGCTTCAGGCCTTCGCTTCGGCGTTCACGCTCGGGGGTGGCTGATGCTCCTGATCTTCGGCGCGAACGGCGGGGTGGGGAAGGCACTGCTGGAAGAGGCACGCCCGGACTACGGGTTTCTGAGCGAGGATCAGACTCGCGGCAGTCGAGGCGTATACCGCACCGAGGCCGAGCTTGAGAGCGACGATTCAGTGGCTGCGTTCTTCGCTGGCCTCGATCTGTCGGACCCGCCTCTCCACGTCATCAACGCAACCGGCCACCTCACGAACGGCATGATCCACAAGGCCGAAATGGCCGAGGTGGAGAAGACCGTGGCCGTTAATCTCCTCGGATCTTACAGACTGGCCCGGCACTTTCGGACCGTCGCCCCGCAGGGCTCTTCGCTCACTCTCCTTTCAAGCGTGGTCGGACGGCTGGGCGTGCCGGGCGCAGCCTCTTACGGGATGTGCAAGGCGGGGATTCACGGCCTGGTGCGCTCCGCGGCGAAGGAATACGCCCGCGCGGGGCTGCGTATCAACGCGATCGAGATGGGCTACTTCGATGTCGGGATGATCGATCGGATACCCGAGCCTCAGCAGGCGCAGATCCGGGAATCTATCCCGCTGCAACGGTTCGGTCGCGTCGGCGAGCTATGGGGGCTGTGCCGGACGCTGATCGAGAACGAGTACATGACCGGCCAGGTGGTCGGAATCACGGGGGGATTGTGAGGGACCCACTCCGCCACGTCGGCTCCTGGTGGCACGACACGGCAACCGTCTCCGAGGGAACAGAACTCGGCAGGCACGCCCGCATCGGGGCACGCTCCGAAGTCACCCGGGCCATCGTCGAAGGCACCATCGGGGCCGACTGCAAGGTGTGGCGTTTCGCGCACATCTACCCGGGCGGCTCCATCGGCCACGGCTGCATGATCGCTCAGAACGTGCTGGTCGCCGGGACGCTCGGGAACAACGTCCGGGTCCAGAACAACACCAACATCTCCAAGAAAGTGGTCATCGAAGACGACGTCTATATCGGGGCCGGGGTGCAGTTCTGCAACAGCGTCCACCCGTCGGCGGTGATCGAGGACGAACTGGTGCCGATCACGGTGAAAAAGGGCGCGTCCATCGGCTGCAACGTCTGTCTCATCGGGGAGATCACGATTGGTGAGGGCGCCGTGGTCGGCGCCGGGTGCGTCGTGACCTGTGACGTGCCGCCGAATGCCGTGGTGTACGGGCTTCCGGCGAGGCAGCGCGGGGAGGCGAAGAGCGCGTGAAGGCCGACGTCTACACCTTCGACGTTCATCGAACCGTTGAGGACACGTTCCGCGAGGCCGTCCCCGATGCCGTGGTCCCTTCGTGGCCCGCGCCCATGTCGCTCGTCAGAACGGCGATCGCCCAGGAGTTCGTATTCGAGCACACGAATCACGGCGAGGACCGCGAATTCATGAAGTGGATCACGAAGACGAAGATCCGCGACCCGAACAACTGCTGGACGCCGCGGTTCAAGGTCGCCCACATACCGAAGGTGCTCTACCACGCGCACTATCGGCACAAGAAACCGGAATTCGACGGGAAGCACTTCCATCACCCGAGCCTGAGAGTGGCCCATGGCTAAGAAGTTGACCATCATCTGCCCGGCCCTGATCGCCCGACAGGGTATGACCACGATCCTTCCCGATCTGTGCCGCCAGGCCGACGGCAAGCCCGTCGAAGTGATCGCGCTCGCGGACAACGGCCAGATGACCATCGGCGAGAAGATGAATTGGCTCTACAAGATGGCCAGCGGGGAGTACACGTCGGGCGTCGGGGACGATGACAACGTTTCCGAGGACTACGTCGATACGCTGCTCGAGGCCATCGGCGACACGGACGTGGTCATGTTCGACGTGGATTGGGGCGCGCTGAGGCTCGGCAGGCCGTCCTGTGACTTCCGGCCGCTGTGCTGCGTGCGCACCGACCTCGCCCGCCGGTTCGCCTTCCCGCACTGGTGGCAGAGCGAGGATCGCGCATTCCGCAAGTGGCTCCGGGCGCAGGGCCCGACGGTGAAGACGCTCGACAAGATCCTCTATCGCTACAACTACAGGCAATCCAAGCCCGAATTCGGCGGCACAGAGTACCGCCCCGAGGGTCACATCGCGTCTGCGGCGGAAGTCGCGGACGTACTGGCGAGTCAAGCGGGGTAAACGATGGCGAACTGGCTCCAGCACAACGCCCGACTCGCCTGGGACCGACTCCAGAAGGGCCTATTCGGCATCGATTGGGGCGCAGGCCCCGACCCGTCGGGCTACCAGTGGTCGCAGGATTGGGTCCGTGGCCTGGAGATGATGCGCACGGGCAGCGAAGTCGCTCGGCCCTACGAGCAGGTCGGCCCGTACCAGCGCGTGGTCTCCGTGATCTCCCGGGACGCAGCTGCGGTGCCGTGGGAGATGTTCGCCATGGACTCCGAACAGGAGCCCGGCGACGACCCGATACCGAACCACCAGGTACTGCAACTGTGGAAGCGCCCGAACGACTACATGCTGGGCAATCAGCTCTTTATCGGCTCGTACATCTCCAAGATGGTCTTTGGCGAGTGGATCTGGTACTACCCGGATCTGACCATCGGCCGGCGGGACGGCCTCCGCGCCACGCAGGCCAGCAGCGGCGAGATCATGCTGCTGAATCCCCGAGCCATCCGAATCGAAGTCAACGACGCAGGCGAAGTCGAATACTGGCACCGGGACGCGAAGACCGGGGTAGAGACACAGCTCGACTCCGACCGGATCACCATGTCCAAGCGTTACAACCCGTACAACCCGCTGCGCGGCCTCCCGCTGTCCACGGCGATCATGGCCGATCTGGCGGGCTACTACGCCGCAGCCGAGTGGAACAAGCGGTTCTTCGGCGACCAGAACGGCGTCCCGACGCTGGTGTTCAAGCCAGGCGAGAAGTCCCAGGCCGACCAGAACAAGCGCGACGACTTCGCCCGTCGCTGGAATCAGAAGCACGCAGGCAGGCGCGGAATCGGTGTGATGCCAGGCGGATGGGACGTGGTCGATCTCGGCATCTCCCAACGGGACATGGACTTCAACGAGCTGCGGCAGTTCGGCCGTGACGAATTCCTTGCCGCTGGTGGCGTGCCCCCGCTGGTCGCGGGCTACCTCACCCGCTCCGTGACGTACAACGCCAGCGAGCAGAAAGAGGTGTACTGGGAGTCCACGATCACGAATTTCATCACCGAGGAGCAGGCGGTTCTCAACGAGGACTTCCTGCCGAAGGTCGGTGTGACCGATCGGGTCTTCCCGAATTGGGATCTTGTCAAGGCGCTACTGGAGAACCTGAACGAGAAGACCACGGTAGCCAAGGAATGGTTCGCGATGGGCCTGTCGAAACAGGTCATCAACGAGCGGCTGGACATGGGCTGGGATCCCGACCAGATCGAGGATTACGAGCAGGGCTACCTCGGTTTCGCCCTCGCGCCCGTGGACCTGCTGAGCGAGCCGCGGACGCCAGCCGGGCCTGCTGGTGATCCTGACGACATGACCGAAGAGCAGGAAGAGAAGGCCGAGAAATTCTTTCGTACAGTCAACCGTAAACGCCGCGAACGAAAGGCGCTCTCCGACGGTGGCCGGGAGCAGCGCCGCACGATGGTCTGGAAAGGGATCATCGTCAGGACACGGGACATCGAGCTGCGGCTGGATACGGTCATCCGGAAGCACATGAACGCCATCCGCCGGGAGGCGCTGGAGTACGTCGACGGGCTGAAGGGGTGGCTGGATCGGCAGCGCTTGACGTCCGTCGGCAAGTTCAACAGAGAGGTTGTGCTCAAACAGGATGGCCCTGACTTCTTCGACGTCGAGGCGTTCAAGCGGCTCCTGCAAGAGCTGACCGCCCCGATCCACCGCCAGGCCGTGACCCGTGGCGGCGAGTCGGTCATCGCGGACATCGGCATAGGGATCAACTTCAACCTCCAGGACCCGAGGGTGGCGGCGAAGCTGGCCGAACTGTCGCACAAGATCACTCGGATCGACGACACGATAGAACTGGCCTTGCGCGAGTCGCTGGTCATTGGTCTCGGCGAGGGCGAGTCCCCGCAGCAGCTCGCCGCGCGCGTCCGTGACGTGATGGACGCCAGCGTGTCCCGCTCGATGACCATTGCCCGCACGGAGACCGGCTTCGCGTTCAACACGGGCCGTAACGAGGGCATGAAGCAGGCCGGGATCACGAGGCACGAATGGCTGACCGCGCGCGACCCGAAGGTGCGGGAGACCCATGTCGCGGAAGACGGCCATGTGACGGATGTCGGGGAGCCGTTCCCGATTACGAAGCTGCTCTATCCGCAGGACCCGTCCGGGCCGCCCGGAGAGATCATCAACTGCCGGTGCGTAGCTATTCCGGTGCTGGAGGGAGAGACGTAATGGACAAGCAGACGCAGCCCGAGCCCGCTCCGCTGACGAAAGTCGGGTTCATTCCCGAACTGAAGGCGATTGACGCCGAGGCTCGCACGGCGACACACGTCATCTCCAGCGATTCGATGGATCGTGGCGGGGACATCGTCGACGTCGAGGGGTGGGATCTCGATCACTACCAGCGCAACCCGGTGGTGCTCGTCGATCACGACTACCGCATCGAGAAGATCATCGGCAAGGCGATCTCGATCACGAAGAACAAGAACACGCTGGAGGCTACGACGCAGTTCGCGGACATCGGTCCCGGCTTCGCGGCCTTCAATCTCGTGCAGTCCGGGATGGCGAAGGCATGGTCCGTGGGCTTCGCGCCGCAGGACCATCACGCCATCAGGAAGGGTGCGAAAGACGGCTGCAAGAAATGCCGTAAGGCACGCGACGCGCAGCTTCAGGGCCGCGACCCGGAAGACGTGTGGATTCGCGGCCTGCACTTCACGAAGCAGCAGCTACTCGAATACAGCCTCGTGGCCGTCCCGATGAACCCGGACGCCGTAACCGAGGCGGTCCAGCGCGGATTCGTCACACGGGAGACGGTGCCGGATCTCTTCCGGATCGTCCAGCGTGACGCCATGGATGCGCTGGTCAACAAGATTCTGAACCCGACGACACAGGCGACACCGGCACCTGCCGCGGGCACGAGTCCGAAAGTCGAGCCTGCCGAAGTCGACATCCACCCGGCCATGACGGCCATCGACGGGGCGTTGCGCACGCTGCGCCTCGGCGAAGCAGGGATCGAGCTGAGGAAGGTGAAACTATGACCGATGCAGAAAAGGCAGCCGCGGAGGTGAAATCCACCGCAGAGCTGGCGCCGATCGTCGAGGGGGTCCAGAAGATCGCCGAGAGCGTGACGGCCAGCGAGAAGCGCGTTACCGAAAAGGTCGACGAACTGGACAAGAAACAGGAGCGAGGAATCGAAGACCTCGCCGCGAAGACCAACAAGACCGTGGAGTCCATGATCGAGCGGATCGACAGGCTCGCGAAGGGCTCCACCGTGCTCGGGAAACTCGTCAACGTCGAGTACAACGACGACGGGCTGAAGGAAGTCCTTTCGCCCGAGACGAAGAAGAGCATGCGCCAGGTGGAGATGCTCTGCAACTCGCTCCCCGAGCAGGCCAAGAACGCGAAAGAGCCGGTCAACTACGCCGCAATGTACGAGTGGTGGAAGGGTTCCACCATGATCCAGGTGCCCGGCAAGTTCGAGATCATGGCCAATGTCGGCCAGCACGCCGAGCACACCGCAAAGGCGTTCAAGGCGCTCCAGGACAAGGCCGCGTCGGAGTGGCAGACCAAGGCGGACATCGCCGAGGATGTCGCCGGGACGGGCGGCAATCTCGTTCCCACGATGGTCGAGGCGGACGTAGCTCGGCTGATGGGCGATGCGGGCAAACTCTGGCCGCTGTGTCGTCAGCTGCCGATGCAGACGAAGACGCACAGCATCCCCAGCGAGGACACCGCGCTGACCGTGGCGTGGGCCATCGAGGCCGCGGCGCTGACTCAGCAGGACCCGACCTGGGCGCAGGTGGACATCACGGCGGACAAGCTGTACGGCCGGGCGAAGATGTCCGTTGAGGTGGTGCAGGACTCCAGCGTCGGACTGCTGGCGTGGCTCCTGCGTGTCTTCTCCGAGAAGATGGCGCGCGAGCTCGACAAGCAGGTGGTCCTCGGCGACGGCACGCTTCCCGAGCTCCTCGGGGTTCGCAACGGCACCGGGATCAACGCGCTCACCTCGGGCACGGCCGCCGGTCGGTCGCTTTCGTGGTCGCTGCTGGTCCAGACGTTCACCGGAGCGAGCGAACAGAGCGCCCGCGATGACGCCG